GTGGAGGTGTCGGTTCAATCGGTGCTGCCTGAGTCGGCTTGCGTTTGCTAGTCATGCCATGACCTCCCGTCTGGTCTCGTCGAGCCGCTGTGGACAATTCGTCGCTCCGGTCTAGTGTTCTGTGTTCGTAGCGGCATCTGGCCGCCGTTGTCGTCAAGCCACGCCCGTGCTAGGCATAATCCATAACGCAGACAATCTCGAAAATCGTTCGGCTGTGATTCTTCTTTTTTGACCCACATCATGCGAGCGTTGCCCCGTGAATCTACCACGTCCTTGAGTTGTCCGTTACAGATTTGCGCGACGAATTCGATGTCCCGCACAGAGCCCTCTGGGAGGGTCAATGATCCCGGTTCGCCCGCTAACTTGTCTTCAAGCCGCGATTGTACGTCGGTCTCCCAATAGTCCGTACCGACATGCAGCAACTCACGACGACCCGGCCCGCCGGCTCCATCTGACAGTACCACGACTTTGTACGGCAAGCCCCCCAAGTCTGTCGATGATCCCTTACAAGGCATCACGCCGGGATGAGTCTCGCAGAATTGGTAGGTGTCGCGCGTGTTCCATCCGCTGTCTACCATCATCGCGACCGGCACCAGTCCTTGACCACCGTCAGCGTGAGGATACGTCGCACGCACAACCGATGACCAAATATCCGTTAGTTTCGTCGAGACGCCCCATTGCACAGCCCAGCACCGATCATCAGCCCCATGTGCGAGTACAAGGTACACCACGAATCCGCCCTCGGCAGCTTGACGATCGACCGTGACCGTTAAGAACAGACCATCCTCCGGCACGATGCCCCTCGGTGTTGTGCCCGTGATCCGCTCGACAATCCGCTCAGGAGTCGATTTTGTTTTGCGCACCTCCCACGTCTCGGCCATGTAACTATTCACGACGTCTTGTAAATCGCGAGGCCGTTTCTTGGCGCGAATCCACGCCCTAGCGAAAGAACCCCACGTCTCGGTTAGTGCGTACCACGATGGTAGTGGCCCGAAGCCGACAACGTCAGATCCGGCATTGATCGCTGTACCGACGAGCTGGCCATCCGTCGAGACCGTGCAGCCGTCTGGTGCCCAGATCCCACGCCGCAACATCTCGACACGATGAAAGTTCTCGATCCGACCAGAGCACGCCACGCATTCGTACCACGCCGACGCAAACGCTGTGTCCGCATCGCTGTTGCCGTCAGCGTCACGATCCCACTTAATGCCGCCGGTGACGCCGTCAGCCCCCTTGACGAGCATTTGATATTCACCGCAATGCGGACACGGAACCCAGCGTAGATGCTGATTGCTTCGACCCATCCAGTGTTCGATGCGTGATCGGCCTTTGATTGTCGGTGTCGATTCGAGAATGATCTTATGGTCGGTGAAGCCCTTGAGTCGATTTAGGAACAGTGCCAAACTGTCGGCCTCATGGCTCGCAGTGCCGTCCCACTTGTCAATCTCGTTGGCCACGCCAAAATACGCCCCGACGTCAGCTAGTGATGTCTCGGATCCTGACCACCCGACGAAGATTCGGCAGGCGTGCAGCCGCACGTCGAGCTTACTCCGCCTGTGATCCGGCAGCAGTTGCGATCGTACGCCCTCGGTCGAGTCAAACAGCGGATAGAGCCTACTTGCTACGACTCGGCCCGCAGCCGCAGCCGTACTGCTCGCAAACATCATATTGCGAGGATTGGTGCCAGCCTGCTCAGCCATCAGACTCAGACAGGTCGTCGTCTTGCCGAGTCGTGTCCCCCATTGGAGAACGATCGTCCGCACGTCCGGATTGTCAAACGCCTCAAGCACGCCGTCAACGTGAGGAAACTCCTTCAGTGAAAACGGCATCCCGCCCGTCTCAGTACCTTCTGGCATCGTGACGTTCTCGGCCAGCCAATCACTCGACCGGATCTTCGCCGGTGGCTGTAGGTATTTGGTCGCTGTCAGTTTGATTGGTCTCGTCCATTTCTAGCCGACGCCTCAAGGATGTCAGCACATCTCGACAATGCCGATCGCTCTCTTCGCGAATGAAACTTCGCATCTCTGGTGGTGCACTGGTCGCGAGCCTTTCCGGCAGTGACATGATCATTACCCGTGCTTCGATCAGTGCAGTTGCCGCCCATCGTTCAATGTCCCCGCGATCCAGTAACTGGCCCCGTCCTTGATCCAATTCAAGCTGCTTTGATTCGAGTTGCACCCGCCCTAGTTCGAGATCCTGTTGTTTCTTGGCCGTCGCCAGATCGCTGCCAGATAGTTTTGCCAGCCGCCAGTGAATGATCGGCTTCAACGGATAGTTGCCCGGCTCTCCCGGCATCGGTGGTGATTCAGTCCTCCATTGTTTGACCGTCTGCACCGACAGCCCAAACACCTCGGCAATATCCCCCAGCGTCTCGCCGACCCATCGTTGCTGGTGGCTGTGCGTCAACGCCTGTATCTCGGCCTCGATGGCTTGCAGGTCAGTCTCTGTTGCGGAGTCGATCGAGTTGCTGATGCAGTCTAGACCGTCTTTCGTCAATGGTCTCTCCCGTTACCGGCCCCAGTTCGTGTGCGTGATGATGTTCAACAAATTTCGTCACCGGCTCTTCACTTTGATTCTGCCCGTGCATTGCGACCAGCACCCGTGCCGCCCCAATCTTGGTGCGATCGTCGTCTGATTTGACCACCAGATTCGCCAACACTTTTGGGAGTTGATCCATGATGGCTTCTGGTATCTTCCACCCTCGACGGATTGCCATTCCGATCATTCGGATGTCGCTGCGACGATTATGAGGATTTGTCAAAAGTTCTGTCATTGGCTTAACCATTGTTCAATGACAGCCTTTGCGACCGCCTCAGCCATGCGAGGTGGTACGCTCATGCCGATCATGTATTTGCCGATCTTGTCTGTTCGCGCCTCGTAGTCATCGGGGAAGCTGCCGAGGCGTTTCCATTCGCGGAATGAAAACTGTCTCGCATCGCCGTTTGATTTTAGTAAATGGTTTCCCGCATCAGTTGCCACAAGAGATGCGCACGGAATCTCTGTTGTATGCGTTGGTCTTAAACCCTTGCGTGTTAACCTTTCATTCATAGCTGTCATCTGCCTGAATCCTTCCCATTTTTCCCCTATGTCACTGCACGCCTCTTTTGCTCCTATCCACCTATGCTGCGGCTTCAGTTCCAACGGCTTTGCCTTGATGTCATTCCGAACAGCACAGAAGAAAACACGCTCCCGACGTTGCGGAACTCCGCAGTCTGCCGAATTGATTAAGAACAACTGCGGACGGTAGCCGATCTCTTTCAGTCGCTGCATGACCAGCTTCGTGTATCCTTTGGCGTTGCCGAGAACCATGCCCTTCACGTTCTCCGCAATCGCCACCCGCGGCTTCAGTCGTTCTACCAGATTCAGATAATCGAAGAACAAATCAGACAGCACCTGCTTTGCCTGCCCCTCGCGGAAGTGCTTATCTTTGCCCCATGACTTCTCTCGACTGCCAGCCATCGAGAACGTCGAACACGGCGGCGAGCCGTCGAGGATGTCCAGATTGAAAAGTTCGTCCGGCAGTTTCGCTGTGATCAGATCCGCGATCGGGCAGAGATAGTAAAGCGGCGGGTTGAGATTTCGCTTGTAGTGCCAAGCCATTTCGGGATCGATATCATTTGCCGCGACGATTGAACATCCAGCCCGCTTGTAGCCCATCGACGAACCGCCACCGCAAGCAAAGGTGCTCATCACCTTCACGCCGTTCTGCGGTACGCTGGCAAGGTCTTTCAGTGACCACGCACAATCAGGCTTTGTCAGGATTGAATTCAAATGCACACCTCGGACACTTTGCACCCATGCTGAAACCGTCAACATCAACTTCTGAAGTACTGCTTTCTGGTGGTTCTGATGACGCGACAGACCTCGACTCGAATCCCATTGCTGATGACAGCTCATCAACTTCAAAACCGAGCAGCCCCATGTCAAAATCATCGCTATTGAGGTCCGCTAATTCGACTGACAACAACTCTTGATCCCATGCCGCATTTAACGCGATTCGATTGTCGGCAATCACGTAGGCTCGTCGCTGAGTGTCTGTCAGATGCGTTAACCGAAGACACGGCACGGTCTCTAGCTTGATCCGACCGGCTGCCAGCACGCGACCGTGACCGGCTATGATCGTGTTCTCAGCGTCAATCAGCACCGGATTGTTGAAGCCGAATTCTCGGATACTCGCCGCGATCTGTGCCACCTGCTCATCGCTGTGAGTGCGACTGTTACGAGCGTAGGGAATTAGATCCGCTGTTGCGATCTGCTCGATCACTGGTACGACAGACCCTTCCCGTTTTTGCTTTGCCATTGTAGTAGATTCACTTCTGAAAATTTCTGACAGACGAAACGATCGGCCTTATTTTGACC